GGACGAAAGTTGTCCGTACAGGATTGTAAGTTTTTTTCAAGCCAGTAAGTAATTGAAAACCAAGAACTGTGAAATCTGCAACGCGGCAGTCGTGCGTCGTCGTAGTGGCCCGCCTGCGCGACGCTGCGGTAGTTGCAGTCGTCGCTACGGCCGCGCTCCGGTGAATAAAACCAATTGCGGTACGTGCGGGCGGGAGTACTTCGGGCTGGTAGGCTCAAGATTCTGCTCTCGTGCTTGTGCGCCAGGCCGCCCACGAACGCGTCCGGACCCAGGAAAATGCGCTCACTGCGAACTACCAACCAAACTACCGGAATCTCAATTCTGCAGCCGGCAGTGCGCTGCGGCTAGGAGGCGTTTAGCGCTGCGGACTTGTGCTGGCTGTGAAAAGCAATTCAAGCCAAGGCTGTCTCGTTACTCAACTTTTTGCTCACGAGAATGCGATTTCGCACATCGAGCGAAGTGCAAATCCGACCGATTAACCGCGTCCGGTGGGCAGCGCGACGCGCCACGGATATGCCGAAAATGCAACACGATCCTCGAGAATCGACGGAATTCTGTCTGTTTGACTTGTAAGGCGGACCAATACCGGAAATTGCTGACGCCAAAAAAGAGCAAGCCGTGTTTGGATTGCGGGGTTTCCATCTTCGGCTGGGCCAACAAGAAGTGGTGCCATGGCTGCCGCCGGAAGCGAGCTCGCGCCTCGGCGGTAGCCAAACACGGAAAAGTTTCAAAGCATCGACATCGGGCCCGGCGCTACGGCGTCGCTTATGAGCCGATCAACCCAATTGAAATCTTCAACCGCGATAAGTGGCGCTGCCAGATCTGCGGATGCAAAACACCGCGGCAACACCGTGGAACCATCAAGGTCAATGCTCCGGAGCTGGACCATCGCGTTCCTATGTCGAAGGGCGGAGCCCATACGCGAAACAACGTGCAGACGGCTTGCCGTGGATGTAATTCACGGAAGGGCGATAAGATTTCCCCGGTCACAGCGCTTGGATTCGCCGTGGCCGAGTGGACCGCAGGATTAAAGAGAGCTCAGAATCAGGCCGCGAGATTCGAGAAATCCATGCGTCTGGCCAGACAAAATCTAGGAGCGGATCTGTAATAATGCCAGGCCCTCCGCCCAAAGATCCTAATGTTCGCCAGCGGCGCAATGCGAAGGCAGAGGAGGCCGACCTAACCCCTCCACCGGCCGATGTCCCTGTTCCCGAATTACCGAAGCCGGATGAACGTGAATGGCATCCACTTAGTCTGCGATGGTGGGACGGTCTCTGGCACTCTCCCATGGCTCCCCGGTACTTGATCACGGATGTCCATGCCCTCGGAATGGTTGCGCTGCTCATCGATGATTTCTATAAAGCGACCTCACCGAAAGATCGCCGGGAACTGGCTGCGGAAATCAGGCAACAGACCGCCCGATTCGGCCTGTCGAACTGGGATCGCAATCGCATGAACTGGACGGTGTCGGCTGCTCCCCAGGAGAAGCCCCGCCCACAATCAGTTCCTCGTGACGAAAGCGTAGACCCCCGCAAGGTTCTGAAGTTCAAATGAGCGTTTTGATGGTCCCGCAGGACAAGAAACCGTGGCCCAGCCTGGGCGGTCAAGTTTGTTCGTGGATTGAAGAAAATCTGGTCTTTGGTCCCGGGGACCTGCGGGGGTTGCCGGCGCGGCTCGACGATGAGAAGCGCGCGTTGATCTGGCGCTTTTATGAAGTCTTTCCGAAGAAACATAGAATGGCTGGGCGTCGCCGGTTTAAGCGGGCGGGAATCTCCTTGGCCAAAGGGACGGCGAAGACAGAATTGGCGGCGTGGATCGCTGCCGCGGAGCTCCACTCGGGGAGTCCTGTGCGCTGCATCGGCTGGAGCGGCGACAAGCCGATCGGCGGTCCGGTTACGGATCCATTTATCGTCCTGTGCGCCTACACTGAGGAACAGTCCGACGAGCTCTGTTACGGCGCATTGAAAGCCATCCTCGAGCTCAGCCCCGTCCGAAATGATTTCGATATTGGGCTCGATCGCATCATGCGGATCAAGGGCGATGGGAAGGCGGTCTCTGTTTCTGGGGCGCCGAGCGCGCGTGATGGCGCTCGAACCACGTTCCAGATTTGTGACGAGACGCACTGGTGGACACTCGAGCGATTGCGGCGCGCACACCAGACCATGCTGACGAATATCCCGAAACGGAAACTGGCGGATGCCTGGACGCTCGAGACGACGACCGCGCCGGAGCCTGGATCCGGATCTATCGCTGAATCGACGATGGAATATGCGCAGCAAGTTGAAAGTGGTGTGCTGAAGGATGATCGGCTCTTCTACTTCCATCGCCAGGCGTCCGACGAGCACGACTGGAAGACTGAAGCGGGAGCTCGCGCGGCCATTATCGAGGCCTCTGGGCCCGCGGTGGAATGGCGAGACATCGACAGTATTGTTCAGCTCTGGAGAGATCCCACCTCGGATCGTTCCTACATTGAGCGTGTCTACGGAAACCGGCTGGTCCGCTCGAGCAGGAAGGCGTTTGACGCGATCAAATGGAAATCTCTCGCCACAACGAGCCCGGTAAGGCCTGGCGATCTGATCACCATTGGCTTTGACGGAGCCATGTTTCATGACGCAACCGGCTTGGTCGGCACGCATCTTGAGACGGGCTTCCAGTGGCAGATCGGGGTGTGGGAGTGTCCTTACGGCGCGAAGAACTGGCAGGTCCCGGCAGCTGAGGTTGACGCCACCCTCCGGGACACGTTCCAAAAGTACACCGTTCTCCGCATGTATGCGGATCCGCCTTATTGGCAATCGTGGATTTCAAAGTGGTCCGGCGAGTTCGGAGAAGAGCGCGTCGTCGAGTGGTGGACGAACCGACGCAAGCCCATGAGCTACGCACTCGAGTCTTTCGACACCGCGATGAAGGAGGGGCGGCTCCTCCATGATGGCAGCGACGCCCTCGCCCGCCACATCGGGAACGCCTGTAAGCGCCAACTTTACGAACGAGACGAAGAAGGCAAGGCGCTCTGGTTGATCGAAAAGGAGCGCTCCGACTCTCCCAATAAGATCGACCTCGCCATGTGTGCTGTTCTGAGCAACGAAGCGCGTAACGACGTGATCGCGGCCGGAGCCCTGGCGAGCCAGGGTGAACTGACTGGCGTATGGCTGTAAGGTTTCAAAGATTTCGCTCCACTCTCTCGTCTGCCGCCACCTTCCTCCACTCTCAAATCGATGCCGCCGATATTTGCTTCTTCGGCGGCATTCTTTTGATCGGCTTCGGAATAGGCGGTCGATATGGTGCGATCGCAACTGGGGCGCTTCTGGTACTCAAGGCCCGCCCTCTCTGGTTCTTCTTGAAATAATCGATGGGACTACTGGCACGGATTGAGAGCGGGGGTGTGTTTGCGCGCACGACGGCGCCGAGCCGCGACGACTATTCGAACTGGAGTTTCCGCGTCCCGCAAATCCCAGGGATCCGGCTGGACCACTACACCGCCCTCGGAGTCGCGGCACACTTCGCCTGTGTCCAGGTCATTTCGAAAAACATCGCACAGTGCCCATGGGACATTGTCGCCGAGCAGCCAAATGGAGACTGGGAGTACAAGCCTCTTGCGCCGGCGTGGCGGATCTTCAATATCCAAGGCAACGCAGAGATGACTGCGCAGGCGATGAAAGAACAGCTCATGCTCGTCGCCCTGCTGTGGGGCGAGTCCTACGCCGAGATCGAATGGGACATGGCCAACCGGCCTAAATACCTATGGCCGCTCGAGCCCGAACGATGCTGCAAAGAGCGGGACCCCATCACCGGGCGCAAGGTCCTGCGTGTGAAGAATTACTCAAGGGAAGACACGATCCTGGACTGGTCGAACATCTATGCCATCACCGGGCCCGGGATTGGCTTCTATTCCTTCGACATGGTTGTGCTTGCGTCGCGCGTCCTGGCCCAAGCGCTCGCGTCGCAACAATTCGGCCTGAAGTTCTACGAGCATGGGACCGCGATGGGCGGCGTCTTTTCGACGGATCAGCCGAACGTCACACAGGAAAAGCTCGACGCCCTGCGCAAGCAGATCGAAGAGAAAGGGACCGGGCCGGAAAACGCTTTTAAATTCCTGCTCCTCTCAGGTGGTCTGAAGTATTA